AAAACAGTTAAAATAAAGGTAGAAATATATGACTGATGCACAACAAAGAAGAGAATTAAAAAAACAAGCAGTAATAGATTATATGAAAATATTGCCTGTTAAAAAATATGCTTGTGCTAATGCTGGAATAACTATGAATACTTTAGATAATTGGCTTAAAACAGATGCAGATTTTTTAGACCGCTATGAGATGGCAAAAGCTAAATTTTTTAGTGATAAAAGTAAAAGGGCTAGACCAGAATTCTTATTAGAAAGATTAGATAGGGAAACCTTTGGAGATAAGAAAGAATTAGATGTAAAAGTAAATCCAGTAGATACTTTATTAAAAGAGTTTGGCATAGAGCCAATAGGGAGTGGTGATGATAGAAAAGGTGATGAACCTATTTCAGGCTCATCTGAAAGCTAAGCATGATATAGTCTTTTATGACTATCAGCTAAATGTTGCTAAGAAAATATTTGAAGCTTTAATAACTAACTTACAACTTACAATAGATGCAACTCCAGAAGATATTAAGAAGCTAAAACAAATTGAAGTGCCTATTGAATTTAGTAGGCAAGCTGGCAAGACTACAACAATAGTTCATGTAATAGAATTTATACTTATATATTTTACAAGTGCTTTCAAAAGAAAGATTGCTATTGGCATATTTGCACCACAACAAGAACAAGCCAAGACAGATTTTGATAGATTAAAACTGGCTTTAATGAAATCTACTGATTTAACTACAATAGATGATGAAAGCCAAAGAAATGCTAAAGAAGAAAGTAATGCCAAAACAATAGTGCTGCCCAATGGTTCTAGTTGCTATATATTCCCTGTAACTAAAACTTCTAAGCCAGAAAGTAAAACATTAGATTTAATTGTATTTGAAGAAAGCCAAGATTTAGAAGATAAGATTATAAAAGAACAGATATTTCCTATGGGTAAATTCACTAATGCTCCAAGAGTATTTATTGGCACTGCTGGTACTCAGATTTGTTATTTTTATAGGCTGATACAATCTGGTGAAGCTTTAGTGTTGGATTTTGATAAGATTGCAGAGCAAAAGCTTAAAGTGTATGAAATAACTAAAAAGCCAATACATTTAATCTATGAACAATCTATAAGGGAAGAGATTATAAAATATGGCAGAGATAGTGATGAGATAAAAAGACCATATTATTTAGAATGGCTAATTGGTTCTGGGCAATTTACTACTGCAGAAGAATTAGAAGCTTTGATAGATGCAGAAAGAAAAAGAAGAACATATCAAGAAAAAACCCATGATTGTTTTGCTGGTATAGATACTGCTAAAAACCCTGATAGTACAGTAGTTACTATTGTAAGATTTAATAAAGATAAAAAGAAAAAGGAACTTATCAACTGGCTTGAACTAAGGGGTGATAACTATAAAGACCAATTTGATATTATTAACCAGTTTTTAAGTAATTATAATGTTTTAGCCTTAGCACTTGATAGCACTGGGCAAGGTGATTTTATGCCAGATATGTTTGAGAAAGAAAGCAGATGGGTAGATGAAAATAGTGGATTATATAGATTGAAGTTCAGTGCGGTCAGTAAAGATATGATATATAAAAACTTGAAAGTAACAATTAAGGAGTTATTGACTACACTTCCAATACTAGATACAAAAGAAGCAGAGAAGTTTAGAATGCAACTTTTAGATTTACAACAGGAATACAAAGGACAGCTATTATCAGTAGCCCACCCAAATGACCCAAATGCTCATGATGATTACCCTGACAGCTGGGCTTTGGCAGAGTATGCTTACTCTAAATGGAATGAAAATTACATAAATTATGCTGTAATAGAAGAAGATAAAAAAGAAAGGAATGTTGAAAAAGACAATGAGGGCAAAGTTACCTATTATTGGTCAGATAATGACTGGGAGTGATGCACAACCACAGAGTGAGAAAGTGGTAGAAAAAATAGTGCAATCAGAAATGGGTGCAGCATTTCTTGATTTATCTAATAAAAACCTAAGCAATTATAAAACTATATCTGAAAGATTATTAAGCAGCTTTAATGGCTGGGTATTTGCTAATGTTACTGCACTTGCAGAAGAAATTAGCAAAATGGAATTTGAACTGTACCAAGCTCAAATGCAGAATGGGCAGATGGTATTTGTTGAGGTAGAAAACCACCCAATATTAGACTTATTAGACCAGTGGAATAGTTTTACCCCAAGTAGCCAAGCTATTTATCTTGTTGAAACCTTTTTAGAGCTTACTGGTGATTGTTTTATAGCCATAGAGGGTGTTGGCTCTAATATCACCAATATGTACCTGCTACAGCCTGATAAAGTTGAATTAGTGATAGGTGATGCTAATGATAACTATATGGTTACTGAATATATATACAAAGATACTGTAGATGGAAAAACTGTTGAAGTTAGATATGCTCCTGAAGAAATCATACATATTAAAACTCCTAACCCAGTTAATCCTTACAGAGGTAAATCAGTAGTTGAAGCATCAGCAATAGATATAGACACAGATAATCTTGCTCAAGAAATGATTAAGATGTTTTTCAAAAATGGTGCTGTGCCATCTGTTGTGCTAACATCTGACCAAAGAATTACCAAAGATGATATTCATAGGCTTCAAGTTGATTTGAAAAGGACTTATGGTGGTGTTAAAAATGCTTTCAAATCTATGATACTTGGGAATGGCTTAAAACCAGTTACACTTAGCCAATCTACAAAAGAAATGCAATTCTTAGAACTAGAACTTGCTATGAGAGATAAAATCATGGCTATGTTCAAAAACACCAAGACTTCACTTGGTATAACTGAAGATGTAAATAGGGCTAATGCTGAAGCAACCTTACTTTCTTGGAAACAGAATGTAATTAAGCCCAAGATGAAAAGGATTGTTGATACTCTTAATGAATTTCTAGTTCCTAGATATGGTGATAACCTAATCCTTACTTTTGAAGACCCAGTACCAGAAGATAGTACTGAAGAAGTTAAAATGGCTAAAGATTTATATGAAGCTGGCATTATTACATTAAATGAAGCTAGGGAAGAAGCTGATTATGACCCACTAGATAATGGGGACCAATTAGTAGGCGGTATTCAAGCAACTGAATTGCCTGAACCACCTGAAATTGAAGATGATAGGGAAGATGTAAAATCTATGCCTAAAAATATTCAACTAGTAAATTATAAAAAGCACTTTAGAAAGAATAAGATATTTGAAAACTATTCAGCATACAAGAATGTTTATTCCAAAGCTCATGATGTAGCAGAAAAGATTGTTGCTAAAAAGAATAAACCTAAACCTGTAGTAGAAGAACTTAGGGAAAGCAAAGACTTTACTAATGACCAGGTGTGGGCTTACTTTGAAAAACAAGACAAACTTGTTAATGCTTATGAACAAATCTTTGAAAATAAAATACAACAATTTATATCTGATTTAGAAAGCAAAGCAATATCTAATCTGCCTACTGCTATAAATAAGAAATATAAGAAAAAAGAATTTACTTTATTTAATCCTGAAGCTGAAATACAGGCTGGCATAGATTTATTCACACCTTTGCAAGAAGAAATTGCTAAACTATCTGCTTTGGAAGCATTCAATCTACTTGGCACACAAAAAGGCTATATACCTAGTGAGAAACTGTTAGAGAACATACAAAAAAGCACTGCACTATTTACAGAAAGCATGGTAAATACAGATGTTGAGAAACTAAATAGCATATTGCAATCTGGTATTGAAAGCGGACAATCTGTACCACAAATAAGTTCTGCTATAACTCAAGTATTTGATACTTGGACTAAAACCCAAGCTAATAGGGTAACTAGAAGTGAAGTATTAAGGGCTAGTAACTATGGAGCAATAGATGCTTTCAATGCTTCAGGGGTTGTAGAAGCTAAACAATGGCTTACAGCTGAAGATAGCAGGACTTGTGCCTATTGCGGTCCTTTGAATGGCAGGATTGTAGGAGTTGATAAAGTATTTTTCAAAAAGGGTGAAAGTTACTTAGGTGATGCTGAAACACCTATAACCCTAGATTATGCAAAGGTAGATGCTCCACCACTGCATGTAAATTGCAGATGTACTATAATTCCTGTATTAAAAGATATTAGAACTCTAAGTATAGACAAGAATAAACAAGAACTTAAAGAGCTTAGGGAATATACCAAAAACTTAGAAGAATTACTAGAGGTAAAAGAATGAAATACAACAAAGAAGAAATCAAGAAAAAAATTGAACTTGAAAAGCAAAAGAAAGCTTTGAAAGATGCTGAACCTGAAATGATTTTAACTATGCCAATACCTGAAATAAAAGGTTTTGATAAGTATGATAAGAAAGTTACTGAAAATCTTACTAAGTTATACACAGAAATTGAAAAGTTATACACAGTTGTTGATAAAGCTTTGGAAAAAGAAAGCATTAACAATGAAAGCTTGATTGAGGTTAATAATAGTTTAGTTACTTTGCAGCAATCCTTGTTGGAAAAAGGTTTAAGGGTAAAGCATATAAACAAACTAGAAGAAGTTACTAAATCAGCTATTGAAAACCTAAAAGAAATTAAACTACCTAAAAAACTAGATATAACTAATGTTGCAGAAATTAAACAGCTTCCTAAATGGCTTGCATCAGAAGAAAGCCTAAAACAAGTAAATAAAAACTTAGCTAATATTGCTGAACAGTTAGGTAATCTTGAAACAAACCCACCAGGACAAAACCCAGAAGACTTTGTACCTTTCAGAAGAGTATATATGTCTGGTAATAGGTTAGTATTTGATGATACTAGCTGGTCAGGTGCTAGAGGTGGTGGTGGCTCTGGTGGCGGTGGAGTTGCTGGTGAAGTAATTATTAAAGATGCTGGTGGTGAGCAAGCTACAGTAACCAATGGTAAATTAGATGTAAATGCTACTGTTAGCACAACAGGTCTTGCAACTGATACAAATCAAACCAATGGCTCACAGAAAACACAGATTGTTGATGCTGGTGGTGAAGTAGCAACTGTAACTGGTGGCAAATTAGATGTAAATGCTTCTGTATCATTAAATATAGACAGCCCTGCAATAGACTTGTTTGGTAGTGCTATTGGTGGTTCAAGATATAACCAGGTAGAAATAGATTTCAGTACAACTGACCCTGATGCCATATCTGACTTAACTGTTACTAAAACTAGTACAGGTGATGCCAGTACTTCAGGGGGTCAGGCAACTTTTACTACTGGAGCAAATACAAGTGGTGGTGTAAAAGCTGTTACTAATACATCAGTAAAATATAGACCTCATGCTGAAAGTTATGCAGCATTTACAGCAATCTTTAGTGCAGGATTAGCAAATTCTTATCAAAGAATAGGTATATATGATACTAATAATGGATTTTTTATAGGGTATGAGGGAACAAGCTTTGGTGTTACCAAAAGGACTGGAGCTGTAGATACAACTACTGCTCAAGCCAGTTTTAGTGAAGATACTCTAACTGGACAAGTGGGGTCAGAATTCACTAGAAATGGAACACCAGAAACAGCAGATTTTACTAAAGATAATTTATTCAGAATAAGATATGGGTGGCTAGGTGCAGCTTCAATTTATTTTGAAATATATTCACCAGATGGGCAATGGGTAACATTTCATATTATTAAATACCCTAATTCAGCATCAGTCCCTACTGTAGCTAATCCTAATCTTCCAATAACATTAGATGTACAAAAAAGCACTGCAGGTGCAACAGTACTAACTATGAAAACTGCTTGTTGGGCTGCTGGTACAACATCTAACTTCCAAAAGGTTACAGATACTATTACTGACAATACCCTTGCTACACTTAATAGAGCTGTTATAACAGGTTATTCAACTGCAGGTGGCGGAACTTACAATAATGTAAAAGTAACCCCCTCAGGCTCACTCACTACAGCCATAGGTGATATTACAGGCATAGTTGGACAAAATACTATGGCAAATAGTATTCCTGTAACTATTGCTTCTAATCAGTCTGCTGTAGCTATAAGTGCTGCATCATTACCTTTGCCAACACTTGCAGCCACTTCCACTAAACAATCTGATGGCTCACAAAAAACTCAAGTTGTAGATGGTTCTGGCAATGTAATTGGTGCTACTTCTAATGCACTAGATATAAACATTAAATCTGGCAATCCTACAACTATAGCAGTAACTCAAGCTACAGCTTCTAGCTTAAATGCTACTGTTAAAACTGACCAAACCACTCATGGAACTACTGACCTTGTGGCAGCAGATATAACTAAAGTAAATGGTTCAGCAGTAGCAACAGGAAATGGTACAGCTTCTGGCTCTATTAGGGTTGCTTTGCCAACAGATGGCACAGGTGTAGTAGGATTAAATGCAGGCACTAATCTAGTAGGTAAAGTATCTAGTTCTAATGAAACATCTACAATGTATGATGGCACAACTGCTCTTACACCTAAGTTTGCAGCCATTTCTGCTGCTTCTTCAGGAAACAACACTTTGATTGCAGCTAATGCCACTAAAAAACTTAGAATACTTGCTATAAACTTTATTTCAGCTGCAGCCAATAACATCTATATAACCAATGGTGCAGGTGGTACTGCTTTATGGGCAGGTTCAACTAATAAAGCCAATTTTGGTGCTAATGGTGGTATAGTACTTCCTTACAACCCAGTAGGTTGGTTTGAAACTAGTGCCAATACAGCCCTAGTAGCTAACTTATCTGCAGCAAGTGCAATAGGTGGTTCAATTACTTATGTAGAGGTATAGGTCTATGCAGCCTATAAATGATACAACTTATCAGGTAGAAAACACTGAAGAATTAGTAGTTAAAGTAGGTGATGAAAAACAAGATGAAGCATTACCTAGAGTTAAACTTGAAGCTTGGCAGAATGAAGCTAATTTATCTGTTGGAGTAGTACATGATGAAACTATTGACCATACAATGCAACTGCAAGATGACAAGATTGTATGGCAACAGGGTGATACCACAGCTAGATTTTATAACTTAAACCCTGCAGAACTTAAACAAGATAAGATTGAATTTATAAATGAGGGTGAATGTACAGCCCAAAGAATTGCTGCTACTTATGAAGTAGATAGGTATCATATCTGGCAAAATCAAACAATTAGATTACACTGGGCTAATGAACTTTCTATAGGTTACTATGGATTTTACCCAGCCAGTGAGTTTATTGACCCAAGTAAAATAGATATACCAGAAGTCAGGATTGCTGCAGCCAACTGGAATGACCCTATGACCCTAGACCCAGGCTTGCCACTTATTTGTGTTCATTACATAGATGGCAGAGATGATTTAGAAAAACTACACAACTCAATGGTGCAAGCAGTTACTGAAGTGCTTGATAACTATGGTATTGAAGTATTAACTTCTGACAATCCTTATAAGTTGTATTTCCAAGATGGAAATAAAAAAGTAAAATTTTTCTCCACAGCTTACATAGATGGCAACTATTACTTTTATATAAATATAGACCATGATTACAATACTGCACTTAAATATCACAAAGATGCAGATGCACAACCTAGAAATGACCAATATGCTCATGGTCTTAAAGCAATCAACCCAGCTATAACTAATAATGTAGTAGTAGAAGTGATAAATAGATATGCTGAAATATATGGCTTACCACTAGAAACTAGAGAATACACACCTGCAGAAGAAGCTACTATTGCCAAGATAACTGAAGCCCACACAGAAGAATGGGTGCAGAATGCAGTTAGGAATGATGTTTATAGATTAAACTCATTAGAACAGCTAGAAAAAGGCTTAGAGTTTGATATTACACTTGAAAGCAAGCCAGATAGCAATATTTACCCATTAAGTATTACTACCAAAAATTTAACATTTTATAAACAAGATGAAATACCAGCAGAAAAAAGAAAAGAAGACTTTAGAAGCCCTAGGGTAGTTAATTCCTATGCGGTTTATCACAATGAAAAACAAAACAACAAATATAAAACAGGTAAAGCATTTCATATTTACAGACCTATCATTATAGATGCAAATGGTAAAGAAGTGTGGGGTGATATGGAAATAGATACTGAAAATGATTTATTAAACATCATTATTCCACAAGATTTCTTAGACAATGCCACTTACCCAATAACTATAGACCCTACTTTTGGTTATACAACTATAGGTGCTTCTTCAGCGGCTATAAATAATTACATAAAAGCTACAGATGCAACACTTTCTTCATTAACCAATATTAGTGGAGTTTATTGTTATACTACTTCTGCTCCAAGTGCTGGTATAACAGGTATATATGACAATGCAGGCAATTTACTTAATCAAGGTAATGGATTTATTCAGGGTAGCTTAAATTCTTGGTTATTTTCAGGGTATAATAATTTGCCAACTTTACCTGCAGCAACTTACAGATTAGCTGTATATGATGGTTCTAGCGGTGGTTACAGTATCAGTTTATCTTATGATACTGGTTCAGGTACTTCTTATAGTTTTAACAAAACTTATGATGGAACAATGCCAGCTAATATGGCAAGTTTTACAGAAGAAAGTTCTAGAAAATATAGTATATATGCTTTTGGTGGCTACCAATACCCAATAAATGTAGGTAACTCTACTGCTATGGCTGCTACACAAAGATACCAACCTATAGATACAGGTAATGCCACAGCTTGGAGTACAACAAACCAAGCACAAGCTTTGCTTTTACCTGCCCAAGCTAATTTTCATAATTTAGCAGTTACATTAGGAACTGCACCAGGAGTTGGCACTAATAGGGCTATGACAGTATATATGAATGGTGGTGCTTCATCTGTAGCACCATTAGCCGCAACTATAGCAGATACTGCAACAACCGCTTCAGATAATACAGATATGACTACAGGATTAAGTGGTACAACAGTACAGTTAGCTAATGTTCCTACAGGAACTCCTGCTTCTACATCTAACAATAAATGGAGAATAGGTTATACATCAGATTATCAGTTTTGGATGGCTACAAGTGTTGGTTTATTATCTACTACCGCTAACAGATATTTAGGAGTGCAAGACCAAGGTGGTGTAGATACTGGTACAGCAGCTGCCACCTCAACAATGCCAAATGATACAGGAGTACTACAAAACTTTATTTGTAGATTAGATGCAGCTATATCAGCTGGTTCCTACACAGTAACTTTAGTTAAAAATGGTTCAGATACTGCAGCAGTGATGACAGTTACATCTCAAACTGCAACTTATACTGGTTCAACTATATCAGTAACTAATGGTGATACACTTTATTGGAAAATAGTACCCAGCACACCAACTGCACCATCTGCTCAAACTAGAATTTCAATAAGTTGTGAATATGTTAGTAATACTGCTGGTAATGGTGTGCAATTTGGTGGTGATAGTGCCAATGTTTCTGGAACTACTTATTCCTCAAGTTTTGATGTATGGAATGCTACAGAAGCTAATATAAATGCTCAATGTTACCAACATACTATTACAGCATTAAGAGTAGATTTATCTGCTGCACCAAGTTCTACTAATACTAGAACTATAACTACAAGAAAAAATGCTTCAGGAACTGCTGCGGCAATAACTTTAACTGGCACAGCTACCACAGGTAGTTGGTCAGGCACACTTAGTATAGCTAATGATGATTTGCTTGCTTTTGAGCATACTTCAACAGGCACACCAACAGCATCTAACATGAAGTATGCTTATGTGTTTTCAGCACCTGCTATTACAGCACCAGTTACAGGTTATTACAGATTACCAATAATGGGTGTTGGCTAGTTATTGACTACTATGCAATATTTAATGATTATTAAAAAGAGGAATATAAATGGAAGAATTAAAATATACAAATGCAGAAGTAATTAAAAATGACAAAGGCTATTTAGCAATAGCTAGTACATCTGTTGTAGATAGACAGAATGAAAGTGTTTCTGTAAGTGGCTGGGAATTAAAAAACTTTAAGAAAAATCCAGTTTTACTTTGGTCTCACAATCATGATATACCTGCAATAGGTACAGCTAAAAACATAAGGGTAGATGGTACAGGTAAAAAGGCTCAGTTAGTATTTGAACCAATATTTCATGATTATACTCCTGAAGCTCAAGCAATTAAAAAGATGTTTGAAGAAAAGATATTGAATTCATTTTCTGTTGGTTTCAAACCACTTGATACAGATGGCAACACTTACACTAAGCAAGAATTATTAGAAATATCTGCTGTAAATGTTCCTGCAAATCCTGAAGCAAGAATTGTTGCTTATAAAGCACTTAAAAGTGCAGGTTTTGCTGAAGATGTTATTAAATCAGTTGGTGTTGATATTGAAGATAAAGACAAAATTATAGAAGAACTTAAAATAGAAATAGAAGAATTGAAAGAAGAAGTTAATGAGTTGGTGAATAGGCATAAAACCCTAAATCCACAGGTCGGACAAGCTGATGTCAGACAAAAACTTTCATTATTGAAAGTAGTTGTTAAGGCAAATGATAGAATTCTTGAAAAAGGAACTTCATCTGCTAAAAAGGCACAGTTAGCAAAAATTGCAAAACTAGCAACTCAAAAGTTGATAGTTGAGCATAAAAAGGAATTGAAAAATGGAAAACATTAAAAAAGAAGAAGAAATTGTAGAAGAAACTAAATCAGTTGAAGAAACTGAAGATGTTGAAAAAGCTGTTGATGAACTAGCTGACCAGCTTGTTTCTAAGGCTACTGAGAAGTTTGATAAAGTTCTTGAAGCCATTAGCAAACATGCTGAAGCTGCTGCTCCAAAAGTTTCTACCAAAAAAGAAAACTATATTGTTGATAAAACTCTTGGCAAGGTGCGTGTAGATGACCTTGCTAGCAATAAAGTTGTTATAGATGCTAGAAAATCTGCTGGAAAGCAACACTATGAAGTTACTCAGAAGACTGTAGCTTTTGCCAATGCTCTTCTAACTGGTGATAAAGAGAAGTTGCAACTTCTAACTGAGGGTACTGCTGCAAGCGGTGGTTACCTAGTACCAGATGAATTTGCAAACATGATAGTTGAAGATAAGAGAGATGATGTAGTAATGCGTAATCTTGCTAATCAGATGACTATCTCTACTGATACTTTTCACCTACCTGCTCTTGACAGCCGCCCTAAAGCTTCTTGGAGAAGTGAAGCTGCTGCCAAAGCTACTTCAACAGCTCAGTTTAATGAGCTAGTTTTCACTCCTTACTCACAGGCTGTAATTGTTGGTCTTTCGCAAGAATTGGCTGATGATGCAAGTCTGGGTGTAGGTGGTTCAGTAGTAAATTATGTTGCTGGACTAATGGCTAGAAGCCTTAGGGAAAATGAAGAAAATGCTTTCTGGACTGGAAATGGAACTGGTAAGCCTACTGGTGTAACCAACTACTCTATTGCCAGCAGAGATGCAGGTTCAAGTGATAGCTCTTTTGCAGATGCTATCAAAAAGCTTTACTGGGACTTACCGCAGGGTTACCGCAGAAATGCAGTCTGGGTAGGACACCAGCAAGCTTGGGCTAGGGTAAATGCCCTTAAAAACAACACAAATGATTATCTGCTAACTATGGTTGCAGATGGTCCTACTACCCGCTTGGGTGGTTTGCCTGTTTTTGAGCAAAATGACCTACCTACTGACCAAATTTTCTTAGGTGATTTCAGCTACTACACAATTGTAGATAGGCAAGGCATCACTGTTGATTTCTCTACTGAAGCTACTGTTGCAGGTTCAAGTGCTTTTGAAAAGAACTTGGTATTTGTGCGTTGTGAAAGTAGGGTTGATGGTGAATTGACTTTGACCAATGCTGTTCGCAAGATTACTGGTCTTAACTAAGGAAACTTAGCAGTTTTGGGGGGAGTTCTGAAATAACCCCCCAGATAGAATAAAAATGAGCATAAAATTTTTGAAAGACTATAAGAAATATAGAAAAGGTGAAAAGACCCAAGTAGATAATAAACTTGGCTTAGACCTTATCAAAAAGGGTGTTGCAATAGCTCATAAAGCAATATTTACTCAGAAAGAAAACTAGATGGCACAATTATTATCTTATGCACTTACAACATTAGCAGATGTTAAAGAAACTCTTGGTATAACAGGTACAAGCCAAGATAATTTGCTTATAAGAAAAATAAACCAAGCCACTGAAATGATTATTGGTTATTGCAACAGGAGATTTGATGAACAAACAAATGTTGTTGAATACTATGATGGTAGGATTGAACAGCAATTACTTTTAAGAAATAGACCTGTAACTACTACAACTACATTTAAGATAGAAGCAAGAGATACTAGCCTAAATGATAATGATTTCACTACTGTTCCAACAGATGAATATTTTATAGATAGGGAAGCAGGAGTAGTAGATGGGGTAGCAAGCTTTGTAGGCAATTATGATAGATGGAAAGTAACTTATAGTTATGGGTATGCCACAATACCTAGTGATATAGCTGAAGCTTGTGTAGCTTTATCAGGTTATTTATATGACAATAACCCTGCTGATGCCAATGTGCAAAGCAAAGAAGAGGGTACAAGAAAGATTACTTATGCAGCTACAAAAGCTGGTGGAAGCATGGAAGATACCTTTGTTCAGCTTGGCATTAAAACAACATTAGATAGATATACAGAAATTGTAATATCAGGACAAAGATAAAATGGCTATGTTCTTTATAAGCCATGAGATAACAATCAGGAGATTGCGGAAGACTTCTGGTTATTCAAGCAATTATTCAGCTACATACACAGCTTATGCAGCAGATATTCAACCTGCAGATACTAATAGGATTGGTATGGTTGATGGTGGCAGGATTGGCACAGTATATGAAGCTTGGGTTGCTCCAGAAGTGCCTGTAAAAGAAGCTGACCAAATTACTTCTAATGGGCAAACCTATTCTGTTAAATCTGTAAATTATTATAAGGGAGCAGGATTACTTGACCATAAACATTTAATCTTGGTAGCTCAAGATGCCAGCAATTAAAGTTGAAATTAAAAATTTAGCAGAAATTAAAAGGGCTTTTGGCAAAGCACCTCAATTAACTTTGAAATATATAAATGCTGCTATACAATTATCTATTTTCAAAATTGAGGGAGATAGCAAAAGAAATACACCTGTAGATACAGGTTATTTAAGAGCATCACACCAAAGCATGTTTAGAAACTTTTATGGTGAATTGGAACCAAAAGCAAATTATGCAATTTATGTTCATGAGGGAACTTATAAGATGAGAGCTAGACCTTTCTTGTATAATGCAGTTATGAGTAATGAACAATATGTACAAGACCAATTTACAAAAGGTATGCAAAATGTATTTGACCAAATAGGAAGAGAGGTATAATGGGAGCTTTTATAGATATAAAAAAAGAAATAATAAATAAATTATCTGCTTTGCCAGATTTTAATAAAGTTTATTCATTTGAAAAATTAAATCCAACTGGATTTCCTGCAGTATTTGTTACTGCAACAGGTGTAGATAATGAATTTTTTACTAATGCTGAAAATCAAAGAGTTTATGGGTATAGGGTTTTAATCTTGATGCAAGGCGGTCAGGGATTAGTTGGAGATGCACCTGATAATGTAATGGACACAGCTGAAAAAGCTATTCAAGACTTAACTGATAGGGCTATAGATGCCATAGATAGTGATTATACCCTCTCAGGAGCTGTAGAAGTGGTTTTTGTTGAAGCAGCCATAGGTAACTTTGGTTATGTGGAATATGAGGGTGGCTGGGCTAGAAGTGCGGAAGTTATATTAAAAGTACATAGCATATTTACTGTATAGTTATTGACTACAAATAAAATAATGCAGATTATAATAACAGATAAAATAGAAAGGAATATTATCTAATATGAGCAAATTTATAGGAAGAAGAGGAACTCTCTTGGTTGCCAAAGAAAGTAGCAGGGGAACTGCCACCACTGCTAATGGTTTCTGGGTTCCAAGAAGTACCATCAGTTTTGATGACAAAGTTGAAACTGCAAGGGAAGATGAAGCACTAGGCAAAATTGCAGATAGTGATAATCTTTTTGTTACACAAAAAATGGCAAATGGTGAAATAGAAAGTAATTTAGATGACAAATTGTTAGGAATTTTTCTAACAAGTTTATTTGGTTCATCACCAGTTACTACTGGAAGTGGTACTTATACCCACACTTATTCAGTAAATAACAGTAACCAACATCAAAGTTTAAGTCTTTTATATCAAGACCCAGATACTGCAAGGCTTTACCCACTATCTGTTGTTGATAGTTTCAAAATTAAAGTTGAACAAAATGCTTTAGTAGTATTTACTGTTGGCTTTATGAGTAGAGGTGGCAGACAATGGACTTCACAAACTGCAGACTTTACTGGCTTAGGAAATAAATTTCTACATCAACACTTAGTATTAAAAACTGCTGATACTGTTGCTGGACTTGGTGCAGCTACAGGCATATCTGTAAAAAGCTTAGAATTAACTATTAACACTAATGCTATGGTAGATAGTGTACTTGGTACAGTTGAACCAGAAGATATACTTAATCAGCAATTTAGTGTTGAGGGTACTATAACTCTAAACAAAGAAGATGAAACTTACAGGGAACTAATGCTATCTGGCAACAAAAAAGCTATGAGTATTAGCTTTAATAGGGCATCTAACAGCCAATTTAATATGACCCTACCTAGAGTTGATTTCACTGAATGGGAACAAGACAGGGCTTTAGATACTATTGTTTCACAATCTATTAACTTCAAAGGCAACTATGATGCAGCTAATGGGCTAGATATTATTAGTGCCTGTACATTAGTAAATACTTTCTCAGGAACAGGTTATTAAAATGGCTATAGTAATTAGAAAAAAAATTACTTTAGAAAGTTTAGGTGAAGAATATAAAGATAGTTATTTAACATTTCAAAGTATTCCTTTCAAAGACTATGAAAAAATAGCTGAGATTTATGAAACTATTGCTGATACTGATGAAACTAAACAAGGTATCAAATCACTTGATTTTATCAAGGAAGAACTTACTAAAAGATTTCTTGATGGTAATATAGACAACCAAGCTGTAAAAGTAGAAGATTTGTTTGATTTACCAGGTGATGTAATAGTAGATTGTTTTCAACAGTTAATGGGTAAAATAAACCCAAACTAGAAGTGGCACTGGAAGATGCTATCTACAACAATAGCGGACAAGCACCTTTTGAACTAGCAATCTTTCACTACAGAAAAATGTTTGGGCTTAGTGCCACCCAGATTGAACAAGAACCTATAGACCAGTTATTCCTAAACTTAAAAATATATGCTTATATAAAAGATAAGGAAAGATTGGAAGCAAAAAATGGCAACAGCTAACATAAAAGCAGTAATAACAGCAGAAGATAGAGCCAGTGGGGTTATTGCTGGTGTTGGCAATAAATTCAGTACAATGGCTGGTGCTTTTGCTGTTGGTGGTTTAGCTGTTAATGCTGTTAGTGCTGCTTTTAATGGTTTAGTAGATGCTGGTAAAAATGTCTTAAAAGGTGCTACTGATTTTGAACAAAGCAGAGTTGCTTTTGAAACTATGCTTGGTTCTGCTGACAAAGCAAAGAAGATGCTTAAAGAAGTTTCTGATTTTGCTGCTAAGACACCCTTTGAATTGCCTGAAGTTGTAACTGGTGCTAAACAATTACTTGCATATAATATTGAAGCAGATAAGATTATTCCTACATTTAAGGCTTTAGGTAATATTGCTGCTGGTGTAGGCAAAGATAAATTGCCACAGCTCATACTAGCCTTTGGTCAGGTAAAAGCTGCTACAAAGCTTACTGGACAAGAATTAAGGCAATTTACAGAAGCTGGTGTTCCAATGCTTGCAACCCTTGCTACTCAAATGGGTAAAACTGAGGGTGAAATTAAAAAAATGGTTGAAGCAGGACAAATAGGTTTTGCAGATGTAGAAAAAGCTTTGTTTAGTATGAGCCAAGAGGGTGGTAAGTTTAATGGTCTTATGGAAAAACAAGCTCTTACTCTTGGCGGTGTAATGAGCAACCTTTCAGATAATTTTGGTAGAATTGGCAGGCAAATTGTAGGAATATCTGATGAGGGTGAAATAAAAAAGGGTGGAATATTTTATTATCTTACTCAAGGAGCTAATGGTCTTTTAACTTGGGTTGATACTAATAAAGATAAGATTATAGGGTTTTTTGATGGTTTAGTTGAAGCTGGTAAAAGAGTAGTTAATTTTCTTAAACCAAGGCTAGAAGATTTATTTTCAGGTGTAGGACCAGGATTACAAAAAGCTTGGGAAGTATTAAAACCAGCTTTAGATGACCTTGTAAGAGTATGGAATGAAGAATTATACCCAGCATTACAAAGATTTTGGAAAGATGTATTAGAACCAATGATGCCAGTTTTAGGAGTAATATTGGTAGGAATAATATATACAGTAATTGAAGCTTTCAAATTTTGGTTGCAATATATTACTATTATAATAAATATATTTACTGATTTATCTAATTTTTTTACTAAAACATTACCTGAAGCAGCTGCTAATATGACTAAATGGCTTACTGAAAAAATAACTTATCTAAAAGACCATTTCTGGGAAACAATAGGTTTTATTATAGGTTTCTTTGCCACACTGCCACAAAAAATAGGTTTTTGGATTGCTAAAGCTATTACAGATGCTATAAATTGGCTTTTGAGTATAGATTGGGGTGGTGTATTAAATAATATCTTAAATGCTTTTAAGGCTCTTGGTGATAGCATTTGGAATACTATGACTGGTACTTGGAATAGAATAAAAAATATAAATTGGGGTGATATGGCAGCAGGTATAGGAAAAGGTATTGCCAATGCAGTAATAGGTATGGTTGAGGGTGCAATAAATGGTGCTATAGCTGGAACAGGGCTTGGCAAAGTAAGATTGCCAAGATTTGCTAGAGGTGTTGAAAACTTTTCAGGTGGTTTAGCTATTGTTGGTGAAAAAGGACCAGAACTTGTTAGCTTGCCAAGAGGAAGTTCTGTTACACCTAATGATAAATTAGCTGCAGCTAAAGGCGGCACTACAATTATAAATATTTCACCACAAATTGGAGTATTTGCAGGTAGCCCACAAGAAATGAGAAATCTGTCTGTAAAGATACTTGATAGTTTGAAAGATATAGCAGATAGTAAAAATATGACAGTACAGGAGTTATTAGTATGAGCTTTACATTAGATAGTGTAGATATAAAAAACCCTAATAAAATTACTGAAAGTAATTCTACTCAGGTAGCACAGATAAGAACTTTATCTGGTAGTATTGCTAGGGATTATTTTGGTAGTAATAAAAGGGTTTGGGAACTTAATTATAAGAATGCTCAAAAAGCTGATTATGATGCAATTAAAACAATATATGATAGCTATCTTGCAACAAACACAGCTAAGACTTGGAAAAGTACAGAAGCCAATTACCCAATAACACAAACAACAGTTCATGTTGATTTACAATCTAGGGGTTTCTCAGTTCTTGGTACAGATTACCTTACAGATTTTACTTTAATACTCACAGAGGTTTAGATGCTGTCAGTAAATTCTGCTTTTACTGCTGAAGAAAGAGATAAGACAAGGCAAATATCTTCTAATCTTCAGGTTGCTTGGAAAAAGGATTATAAAGCTACTACTAAGATATTTACTGTAGGCTCTAGTGCCATAGGCAGTTCTGATACTATAAATTCAATGGGTGATGTTACTTCTGATTGGAATAAATACCTCTATGAAGATGAAACAAGCAATTTAGTAAGGGTAGAATGGGAAAGGGAATTGAATGAACCTATTGGCGGTATTGCTAAAGCTCAGGCTGGAGCAGTATTAAATAATACTAGCGGTAGGTATTTGCCAGATTATAATGGTGGCACTTCTGCATTATTTACTTCTGTATATTTACCTAGAAGACCTTTTATTGTAAATGCTGGGTTTAATTACAATGGTGTAGATAATAACATTCCACAGTTTATAGGCATCACAACAAAAGCTCCTGTAATAAATGAAAGAGATAGGACAGTTCAATTACAGGGTACTGACTTTATAAACTATTTACAAAATACCTATGTAGATAATGCTGCAATATTTACTGGTCTTAGGTCTGACCAAGTAATACAAAACCTGCTTATAAACTCAGGATTTTCTACCAGCCAATATGATTTAGATTATGGAATAAACATTATACCTTTTGCAGAATTTAATGTTGGTGATAGGTTTGGAGATATTATTAACCAAATAGTGCAAGCTGAAAATGGTTATTTTTGGCAAACAGAAGAGGGCATACTTAAATTCCAAAATAGACAAGCTTGGACTAATAACCCTTATAATCAGGTACAAAGAATAATATCTACTTCACAAGTGATTGAACAAGTTACACCAAACACAGAACATATAATAAATGTAGTTGAGGTGATAGCTAAACCAAGAGCCAAACAACCTAATCAAATAGTATGGAAATTATCTACTTCTATAGAAGTGCCAGCAAATTCTACTATAGAACAATTTATAAATTATGATGACCCAATGCTATCTGTTGATGCACCTGTGTTTGTAGCTAATACTCAATCTGATGGTGTTGGAGCTGATGCAACATCTTTTGTTACTATTAAGAAATATGATTTTGCTAGAGCTAGCAAATTAAAAATAACCAATAGTGCCAGCTATACAGTTTTTATAACAGCTATGACTATTTATGGCAGACCAGCAAAAGTTATAAATGATATTTACTTCAGGGAAAAAAGAGATGCTTCTGTAACTGCTTTTGAAGAAAGACCATACAAGATTGAAAATAATTACATTAACTCAAGTGTATGGGCTAATAGTTTTGCTAATATGGTATTAGATGATTATAGCCAACCACAAAAACTGATTGAGCTTACTATAAGGGCTATACCAGAATTGCAACTAGGGGATTTAATTAGTTGGCAAGGTAAATACTGGAGAGTATGGGGAATAAGTTCTAAATTATCTGCTCAAGATGGCTTTATACAAGAATTAAAACTATTACAAAGAAATATAGTTACATACTTTAGAATTGGAATATCAACAATAGGCGGTTCAGATGGGATTGCTCCATAAATTATTAAGGTTGATTAAAAAGATTATGAACCCACAATCAACAGATAAAATTACTAGAGATACCAATGTTAAAATAGATAGATTAGTTGATTTTCAATCTACAGATTTTTACCCTGAAGAATTTGACCCTAATATTGGTTATATGAATGAAATTACTATTAACTATTTGCCTACCAGAAGTTATTTTTCTTGTAATTGTTTTTTTGTGGCTACATATTCAGGAGCTAAAAGAATATATAAAAATAATTTTAATTCATTAGTAGCACCTTTTAAGAGTGGTTATTTTTATAATTATACAGATGGCACTAACATGAGATTTGGTGGCAGTTTTACAGATTATGAAAGCCCAACATCTAAACTTGCATATTTTGTTATAAGAAGTATAAATACAACATTATGAAACCACAAAGCACAGATAAAGTAATAATAGACACTAATAAAGACCAAATGCGAATTATATCTACTGGTTCTTTTGATATTGTTCAAGAAGCTAACAATCCTTTGAGAACATGGAGTACATCTGTAATTGTAAAAGAAATATTGTTTGCCAATAAAAATATTGTAGAAGTTTATACTCAAGATGTTGAACAAGGTGATACAATTACTAAGATGAACCAATCTGATAAATATTTTAGATTACAAGATGATGGAAATGGCTTATTGAAAATAACTGGGTATAGGATTTATGGAACTTTGCCAGACCCAAGAACAACAAGATGTTATTATTTTGTTTATTCAGGTGTTTATGAATAGTGAAAGTACAGATAAAACAATACTTGAGATAAATGAAGATGTACCTAATATAGTTGAGAGGTATTCTGAAATTATTACAACTGACAGCACTACTTCTAATTATTATGGAACTTGGGCTTATAAAACTTCAAGCTATACAAGCAGTTTATTAGCTATAGCTCAAAATGACTGGGATTTATTTATTAAAGATAGTTCAGGTAATGTTTTTGCTTGCCCTATAACTTTAGATACTACATTTGGAAGCCCAACTAATAGCTTAGAAGCATTTAGTTATGTAGATAAAGATGGTGATAAATTAAGAATAAATTTACAATTACAAAAGTTGGGTGGCTCAACTTCTGATACATATACCATTTATTATGTAATTTATTCAACTAAAATAAGTAATGATGCTATCTTATAGTTATTGACTAGAAATAAGAAAGGAATAACAATTTTATTATGGAAAAGCACTATCAAGTAATTTGCCAAGAATGTAATGGTCAGAGAAAAGTTAAGATTGCAGATACTACTATAGGCAAAAGAATAGATTGGCTTGAAGAAAAACAAACAGAACCTTTTACAATTATTTCTGGTAGGGAAAGATTAGATAGATACTTGGGCTGGCAGTGTTTATGCGGTAATAACTCACTAATGACTAAGCAAGAACAAGATACTATAGCTGATAAATCTAATCCACAGCCACAGGAAATAAACCAAATCACACAAAATTTACAGAATATAGATATAGTGATTACTGGTAAAGATATAATATTAGATAAATTTATTTTGAGGGAAGTGTAATGGCTTATGAAGCTTGGTCAGTAGTATTTGGGGAACAACCAACAGCTACAAAATGGAATAAATTAGGAAGTAATGATGCAGATGCAAATACTAGAATTACATCTGTAGAAGCAAGTGTTGTACCAGTAGGTGGAATTATGCTTTGGGGTACAGGTTCTGCACCTACCAATTATTTAATTTGTAATGGTAATGCAGTTTCAAGAACTACTTATTCTGCTTTATTTGCAGTTATAGGTACAACCTATGGTAATGGTGATGGAGCTACAACATTTAACTTACCTAACTTAAAAGGTAATGTACCTGTTGGTTATAACTCAAGTGATACAGACTTTAATGCTTTAGGCAAAACTGGTGGAGCTAAAACTCATACCCTTACATCAAATGAAATGCCCTCTCACTCTCACACTATTAACTCTGGTATTGGTTGGGGTGCTGGCGGATTTGGTGCTGCCTATGGTAGAGCTGACCAAAACTCTCCTGCCAACTTCTGGGGTTTCTCTGCACAGAATACAGGTGGTGGAGCAGCTCACAACAATGTGCAGCCTTACATTACCCTTAACTATATAATTAAATACTGATATGGCTTATCAGAGTTGGTCAGTAGTATATCAAGAGCAACCTAGTGCGGCTAAGTGGAACATACTAGGTACAAATGATGAAGATGCCAACACTAGGCTTGGTAATATAGATAGTTTTACAGATGATACTACTGTGAATTATGTTGCATCTGGCTGTGTTTGGACAGGTGATAGCTATGGTTCTACCAGATATGGCTCAATGACTGCAGGTACTGTATATATAAATGGACAAAAGGTTTCTGTTTCAGCAGTAACATCAAGGCTTTTTACTGCATCTAAAGATACTTATGTAGATGTAGATAGTAATGGAACTTTAACTTATTCTGAAGTGGCTAATAATGCTAGTTCTCCTGCTCTTGCTGCAAATAGCATAAGACTTGCAATAATAGTTACTGCTGCTGGTTCTATTGCTAGTAAATATAGAATAAATCAAGGTATTATTTCAGCAACTACAGGAGATATTTATTCACCAAGTTCAGGTGTGGCAGGCTGGAATAATAATCCTAGTTCAAATGTAATTATAGATAGTTTAGGTAATAGGATTTGCAATAGGGACCCAATAGGTAGATTATTATCTGCATATACTAGGGCTGGCTCAGCTACTACAGGCTCACCTGGCGGTTCATCAGTAGCTTGGAATGGTATGAACTATGTTGCATTTAAGGCTGAAGCTAATACAAATTATAAATTTACTTTTTATGAAGCTGTATGTTCAGGTTGGACAGCAAGTTCAGATTATTGGGTATTTCCGCTTTATTTAGCAACTGCTTATAATACTTACACTACACAAATTGCAGACCCTCACTATGCTGTAAATAATAGCACACCTACAGGAATATTTTTTACACAATTTTTTAATAGCGGAACTTATAGCGGTTTGACTTATCTTAATATAAAATTCAGGAATAATGCTTTTACTGGAACTATGACTATAAATGGTGATAGTACAAGAACAGGCATTTACACAATAGAAAGGGCATAACAATGGCATATTCATCATGGTCAGTAATATATGGAGAACAACCAAGTGCTAGTAAATGGAATATACTAGGCACTAATGATGCCAGTTTTAATGATGGTACAGGTATAGCTAACTTAGCTACTAATGTTACTTCTATTAGCAATCCTTATAAATTTCATGCAAAAAGAACTGCTGCAGCTAATACAGGCAACAATACTTTTGCAACAGTTGTTTATGATACAGAAGCTTATGATACTAATAATAACTTTTCTACATCTACAGGAACTTATACTGTACCTGTAAATGGTTTTTATCATTTCAGCTGGAGTGGTTCAGCAGCTACTTCTGCTGGCGGGCAAACAGTATTGTTTTCATTATTTGTAAGTGGAACAGAAACTGCTAGGGGTAGCAGAGCTTTATCTAATGCTGTTGGTATTTTAGGTAGTAGTGGGTCAGCCACAGTACAATTAAGTGCTACAAATGCAGTAACTGTTAGGGCTTATGGAAATGCTGCTTTTGCATTAGATGTAGGTACTGCAAATTATAATTACTTTACAGGATTTTTAGTTTCACAAACTTAGGAGAAATATGAAAAATTTAGAAACAGAAGTAGCAGTATTAAAAGAACAAACCACCACTTTGCATGGTGATTTAACTGAAATGAAATCAGATATAAAAGAAATCAAAGTTTTATTATCTGAAAAGTTTGTTACTAAAGAACAATTTGATGGCTTCAAAAGGCAGAATAATGTTCAAAAATGGTTGATAGGAATTATTACAGCAGTAATAACAACTATAGTAACTTTTGAAGTTACTAATTTTTTAAGGAGATAACATGGCAGATATTGTAGATAATTTTTATGCTAGGACAAATGGACAAAGAATAAATAGTTGTGGTGGCATCTTAGGACAATGTGTAGCTGGAGTTCAAAGCTACACCAATGTAGAACTTGGAATAGGTGGTTGCCCTGCATTCCCAGTAGCAGGTGCAAAAGATATGTTTGGCACAAGATTAGATGCTTTTGATTGGGTTAAGAATACACCAACAGGTGTTCCACCAAGAGGAGCTATTATGGTTTGGAATGGTAATGTTGGTGGTGGCTGGGGACACACAGGTGTAGTAACAGCAGCTAATGTGAATACCTTTGATTGCTACCAGCAGAATGACCCTTATGGCTCAGGAATGCATGTTAAAACTTACAATTATACCAATGTTATAGGGTGGGCTATACCAAAGGGCGGACAATTAAACCCACAAGGAGTACAAATAATGAATACAGAAGCAGGACAAGAATTATATAGGACAGGACTTCATAGGGAAGCTGAAAATGCTCAGGTTGCAAGCCAATGGAATGGGTTGCCACCAGCAGAAGCTCTTAAAAGATTAAGGGCTAGTGATGAATGGAAATACACCAATGACTTTACAAAGAATTACCCCACAGTATTAGCTGAAAATGTAAAGTTAAAAACTGACAATGAGGGGTTAAGAAATGATAATATTAGGCTTACAGCTAGAGTTGCTGAATTAGAAAAATCTGTTGCAGATATGACTAAACAAATAGAAGATTTGAAAAAACAGCTGGCTCAAGATGAAAACAAGCTAAATATTATTCAAAGAATACTTAAATGGATTGCTGACTTATTAGGTAAATTAACAAAGAAAGGGTAAAAGATGAAAAAATTATTAAGTTTCCTACATGGCAAAAAAACATATATTCTGGTTATTGTAGCTATAATATTTAATACTTTGGTTCAACTAGGTTATTTGCAACCAAGTAATGTAGAGTATATAAATATCATTCTAGCTGCTTTGGGCTTGGGAGCATTAAGAGATGGCATCAAGAAAGCAGAGTGAAGAAGAACAGGACTTTCTAGCTCAAGTATGCCCTATAGACCCAGCAGAGCTTGCAGAATGTGAAAGTTGTACATAAAATAAAACTTGCACTTGTTTTTGTGTCAGTATAAAATAAATAAAGAAACTTAATGTTTCTGTGTCAGTTTCAACCTTTTAAGAAGACCTGCTCATCAGGTCTTTTTATATTAACTAAAACTATTGACAAAGCATAAGTTGTTTGATATAATGGTTATACAGTAGAGAGCTTAGTTCGCTAACATCTACTAACCCCAGAGAGAGTAGGCATTCATCAGAGAAAAACTCTGTTCCTCAAAATGGATTAAAAGGAATACCACCATCTGGGGTTTTTTGTTATACTTTGATTGGCAAGGGGGTTGCTATGGAAGATAAGATTGAATACCTCAAGCAAAAGCTTGAGAAGATAGACAGAAACCTTGCAGGACTTTACAAAAGAAACAGGCTGCTGGCTTTCAGAATAGACAAGTTGCAGCAATCAAGAATTAAGATTGCCAATGAATTGGTTCTTGTAAGACAAGCACTCTCTGAGCAAAGGCTTAGGGAATTGTTTGGTTATTTTAATACCCCTGAGTAATTTCAGGGGTATTTTATTACCACCAGTTATGACTTAGCCAAAAAGCTTTGGCATTTTCCCAAGTACCATACCTGTTTTGCATATAGGCGGTAAAAAATTGGTCTTGGCAATTATAGTCAGTCAGACTACATGGCATCTTTGAGCAGGGCAAAGCCTGACCCAGACCGCAAGCTCCTGAACTTTTGTTAATAGCAGATGGATTATTATTACTTTCTTTTAAGTAGATAAACATCTTTGCATCTGAGCTATTTTCAGGGCTTGTAGCGGCTTTTTGGGTATTTTCTGCACTACTTGCTATTTGTGGCTCAAACTTTGCTAAAACAGGCTTAGCTATGTTTTGATGACCAGTTACTTGTGAGGTGCGAACATTTTTTGGGTTAGTATGTGGCAAGGTAGCCAATGTTAGAACTATGCTTGCTAAAACTATAAATATTCTTATATGAATATTCCTTATTTACTGCTCTTATATAGCTGTACTAATGCTGTGATAAGCAAAGCAAAACTATATGCTTTAACTATATACACTGGAAGTTGAATAATATCTATAAGATATAATCCTAATACTGCTATGGCAGCAATCCAGAATATGTTAATTACCCTTTGAAAGAAAGTAATTGTTTTAGTTGATATGTTTTTTATTTGTTTCATTTTTTCTCCTTGTTTAATTGAAACTGTAACCATTATAGCATAAGCATAATTAAAATGCAAATGCTGAGTTATAAGTTGCCATAAATTTTAATTAGACTAATAAAATAACCACCCTTATTAAAAACATTATCTGCTTCTAAAGTTAGACCCAAACATCTTTGTATTACAGGCTCTGGGTTCTTATAAACAACTTTGCAAAAAAGCTTATAAGAATTGGGTGAATTTAATTTATCTGCTAAATCATTAGCTAATACTTCTACTCTTTTGTGATTAACATTGTTTGTTTTAACATTGTTTTTTATTAAATTTATATCATTGTTCAATGTTACATTGTTAGTTAGAATTTCTTTGCTAGAAAACACTTGACCACTCCTATCTAACCCTGCTATAATTTAGGTAATGCTAATCTCAAGACCTGCCTTATAGGTGGGTTTTTTCTTTAGTTGTTATAACTCTGCAGAGTGTTTGTAAGCAAATGCTAATCTGCTTGGTACTTATTATTACTCATTTATTTTTTGTTGGCAAGACTTTTATAAAAAAACAACCTTGCTTCCAAGATGCAAAGGTTGTATTAGTTCGCCCAATAACTGTATGATACTTTTCTTGTAATATTAAGGTGAGTAAAACTCTAGTGAGGTAGGTACTATACTTGGCTATTAAATTTAATATATCAAAAAAGCCACTAAAGTTCTAGTGGCTAATTTGCTTGGAGAATATGAACCAAGTAGTTGTGGGCAATTAAACAAGGAGTTGCAAAAAACCCACAACAAACAGCAGTTTAGCACAAAAACCAGATAAAAAAAAGTTAAAAAAAAGTCTGAAAAAACACTTGACAGGGTACTTATGCTTTTGTTATTATATATACATAAGGTACTTTGAAAAGTGAATAGCCAAGCAAACAACTAACTAATAATTAAACAAGGAGAAAATATGGAAACATTATCATTTTACAAAGCAAACACACAAAGCACTTTTACTAAACCAGGAGATGTAATAGCAGTAACTTATGGAAGATATGACACAGATGTAGTGTATAACTTAACCACAGGACAAAACTACACACTAAGCCAAAAAGACTTAGAAGATGCTAAAGAAATTACACACAAAAGCTACCCACTATATGAAAGAGAACAAGAAAGTTTAGAAAAATACAAACTTCAATCAAAATGGGATTTATTAAAATAACAAAACTGAGCTGGGCAGCTCAAAAAACTGCCCACCAATAATAAACAAGGAAGCAATATGAAGAATACAACATATACCATAAGCTGGACTTGGTTAGGTGCAAATTCCAGCAAAAGATACAATGTAAAAAAAGTAACTATGGTAGATGGCAAAACAAACAAGATTGAGCAAATCAAAAGCTTTGAAACTGAAGCAGAAGCCATAGTATATGCTGATAAATTAAACAAATAAAACACTTGCATGAAAACCACAACTACCATATACTAGAACTATCAAATAATTAAACAAGGAGAGAAATATGAAGAAGCCAAAATCAGTTGAGTGGATTTGTAAAAAGTGTTATTCAAGGTTTATTTCAGAGCCAATAGAAGATTGGGAATACAATGAAAAAGGAGATGATAAGTTGGTTGGTTACTTTCACAGTAAAGTTTGCAAACAATGTATTGACTATGAAAACAATCTATCTAGGGGTTCAAAAGAATATGGTGAAATACTTTACAATCAAGGTTTGATTACATTAGACCAACTAAAAAAAGAATATAAATAATTAAATAAGGAGAGTAAAATGGATTTAATAAAACAACTAGACCAAATCAACAAAAGCATTAAAGAAAGTTATTGTGAGCATAAATATCTTAGCCCTTTGCACACAGCTAAGTTGCAAGGATTTGAAAACCCAGTAACTTGTGATGACTGTGGCAAGATACTTGAGTGTCAGCATGATGAAATAGATGTAGATGATAACAATGATTATCACTGCACACTATGTGGGACTTATGAATTGCCCACCCCAGACTATGATGCATGGGCTGAAGCAGAAAGGTATGGTGAATAATGAAAACTTCATGGGACACAGAACAACTAACTGATGAAGAATGGTATTTGTATGATGAACTGATATCTGATGGCTGGGACACAGAACTAGCCCTGATATATGTAGAACAACTAATTAAACAAGGAGAAACAAATGGACAAATCACTAAGTAATAAGGCAATAGATATCAAAGGCAAAAAGTATGTACTTGTTGCAGACAGAATACTTTACTTCAATGCTGAATACCCTAATGGCAGGATTAAGACTTATCTTAAAAGCAAGCCAGAAGATGAAAGGGTAGTAATCAAAGCGGTAGTAGTGCCTGATGTAGATAATGCTAAGAGATGTTTTACTGGCTATTCACAAGCCCTATGGGGTGATGGGTATATTAACAAGACAAGTGCTATTGAAAACTGTGAAACAAGTGCTATAGGTAGAGCCTTAGCCATGATGGGGATTGGTGTGATAGATAGCCTTGCAAGTGTAGATGAGCTTAACAAAGCAGAGATGCAATCAAGAATGAGCTTATCACCTACTCAAGTTGGCACAATCAGCAAACTATTAGAAGATAAGGGCATCACAGACCCAGCAGACAAACAAAAGATTGTTAAAGCAATCACAGGGGGTGAGAACCTAAACACTTCTGGTGTAGCTAGGTTAATCAAAGAGATAGACCAAGCTAACCCAGATACATTACAAGAATTATTGAAAGGAGCATATTAAAATGGCAGCAACAAGAGAGGGCGGTTTGAAAGCAGCCGCAACAGTAAAACAAAGATATGGTGCAGACCACTATAAAAAAATTGGAGCAATAGGTGGTAAGAAATCCAAAGGCGGTGGCTTTGCCTACAACAAAGAAATAGCTAAACTTGCTGGTCAGCTTGGTGGATTAAAAAGCAGAAAAGGAAACAAGAGAACAGCATTAGATGAACAGAAAATTGCAGAAATTGAGAAAATAATTAAAGAATATAAGGAGCAAAGATGAAGAAGCAAGAACTTACACCAATAGAATATGTTTGGTACATCATATTAAACCTATTCACTTTTGGTAGCCTGTATTTTGCCAAGATAGTAATTAAAAAAGCTATTGTAGATGCACACAATTCAGAACTAAAAAAATAATTAAACAAGGAGAGGGTGAAATGAAAACAAAGTACATTCTAATAATACTGATATTCATAGCTGTAGCACTAATTGGTGTTCTTATTGCAGATATACAAGATTTAATAAATATTCACACTTGTGAAAATACACCATTAAATGAATTACCAAAATACTGCTATGCGTACTTACAAAATTGAAATAAAAACAAAAACAAAAATAAGCCCAAATATTTTAGACTTAAAAAAACAAAACAAACTGATATTCAAGATTATTAAGGCTCTGAGGGTAAAGGTAGATGTCAGACAGATATGATTATGCTAAAGATGTAAGAACTGATGAACAATTTGCTAGAAACTTAAAAATAGGAAAACATAATCAGAAGCTTGCCATAGAACAATTTATTATAGACAAGCATATTGAAAAAGGAGTTTGGTATGACTATATTGAGCAGGAAGAAGACACAGAGGGTGTTGCTCAATACTGGGAGTTTGTTCCAGATTACCTACTAATTCATGATAACAATATCTTGCAAGTTGAAGTAAAAGTTCAAATGGGCAAGCTTCAGGATTATACTGATTTTAAGAGTAATCAAATTGAATATTTAGTTAAGAATAATGGCATCATTCTGTATGCAATAAAAGAACATTATGCCCTGATTAAACCTCAAGGCATTAAGCAAATTAACAATAAAGTATTTTCTGATAAATTAAATTCTTGGTGTTATAGAATAGATACTGATACTATAAATTGGAAAAGGTGGTTACATACACCAGAATTTATGAATTATGAAAGCAAATACACCAGCTAGTAAAAAGGCAAAAGGCAATAGGGCAGAAATGAAAGTAGCTGAACTATATAGAAGATATAAGCTATTTCCTAAAGCTCAAAGAATGCCAATGTCAGGTGCTATGGCTTTTCACAAGTCAGATATATTCAAAGGTGAAGCTGATGATTGGAGTGATGAAGTAAAGTGCCAAGAAACTGTAAAGCTATGGGCATGGTGGAAGCAAGCCAGTGAGCAAGCAGGACAATTTCAAAAGCCAATCCTACATATAACAGGCAATCATAGACCTATATTATCTGTAATGAAAATTGAAGATTATATGGACTTGAGAGCAGAATTAAAGGAGTTAAGAGATGAAGTACAAAGGCTCAGGAAATAATATCTTTGGCAGTGAAAACTTTGACCCAGAGTTCATAGAATATTTGTATAATTTACCTGCTGAATTTTTAGAAGAAATGTTCATGGCATGGGCTGTTCTTAGAAGAAACAAAGGTAAAATACCTGTAATAGATATAGATGCAGTACATAGACCAAAAGCAATATCTAATAAAGATATAGCTGAGTTTAATAATTTTATAAATAATGGTAAAATAGACTTAACCAATTTAGACAAGGAACAACAATGAAAGTAGCAATAGTAGGTTATGGAGTAGTAGGTCAGGCATATAGTCAGCTATTTCCTGATGCAGTAATTTATGACCCTTACTCAGATAAGTTAGTGAATAACAAAAAGGTTTCTGAAACAACTAAAGATGAAGTAAATGAATGTGATATTGCACTTGTGGCAGTATTTACACCACACAAAGAAGATGGCTCACTTGATATAAGTATTGTAGAAGAAGTAGTAGATTGGATTAAAACACCTTTGATTTTAATTAAATCAGCTTTGCAACCTGGCACTACAGATAAATTAGTTAAAAAGACTGGCAAGAAAATTGCAGTTTCTGTTGAGTTTATTGGAGAGGGTACTTACCCAATACATTTTTGGAAATACCCACACCAAACTGACCCTAGAATGCATCAGATGCTAATTGTAGGTGGTGAAGAAGAAACAGCTACAGCTTGTGCTGAAGTTTTATGGAATAAGATGTCCCCAGATGTAAAGATACATATTACAAGTGCATTAGAAGCAGAAATTACAAAGCTAGTAGAGAATAGCTATGGAGCATTAAAAGTTACATTCATAAATACACTTTTGAGCCTTGCACAGAAATCTGGCACAAACTTTGTAAGAATTCACCAAGCCTGGCAATCTGACCCTAGAACAGACAGCATGCACCTAAGAGCAGTCAGTTTCAACAAAGGCTGGAAGAGCAAATGCTGGGACAAAGATGTTCCTGCACTATCTGCCTATGCCAAATCAGTTGGTGCTGAAGATATGGCAAAACTGTTTGATACTATTTTAGAACTTAATGAATTTCATGTAGGAGAAAATGATAAAAGTAACAGCTAGTTTTGATGATGGCAGTATATATGATTTAAGAACTGCCAATATGATGTATAACTTTAAGATACCTACAACTTTTTATATACCTGTTAATTGGAGAAAATACCTTTTAATGAGAGGAATAGACCCACTTAATGATGAACAATTAAAAGAGTTGGCATCTGAGTTTGAAATTGGCTCTCATTCTGTAAATCATGTTTTACTTACAAGGGTTAGTGAAGAAGACCAAGTATTTGAAATATATGAAAGCAAAATGTATTGGGAAGAATATCTTAATAAAAAAGTTAATAAATTTTGTTACCCAAGAGGGTACTATACTTCAGATATAGCAGAAGTTGTAAAAGCTGCTGAATATACAGAAGCTAGAACAACACTGGTTGGTGAATTAAACCCTGCAGAAAATAAATATGCTAGGCACACAACAATTCATGTTGGTTGTGATAGAAGAGAGTATGGTTGCTCTTGGCTGGAATTTGGAAAGAAAATGATTGCCAAAGCTTTAGAAAAAGAAAGCAGGGGGGAAGATGTTGATTTTCATTTCTGGGGACACTCTGCTGAAATACACCAAAACAACCAATGGGAAAACTTTGTAAAATTTATGGATTTACTCAATGAAAATATACTTAGCTAATTATGAACCTAATAGGATTGGTGGGGGGTGGTCTTTTGCTAATAACTTTGTAAAAAGCCTACAAGATAAATATACATCTGACTATAATCAAGCAGATGTTTATTTTATTACTTCTGCAAGTATGGTCAGCAGAGATGATGTTATTAAAGCCAAAACAGATAATAAAAAAATTGTATTAAGAGTAGATAATGTAATCAGAAACTCAAGAAATAGAAATACTGGTATGAGCAGAATGAAAGATTTTGCTGGTATTGCAGATTTAGTTATTTACCAAAGTGAAGCAGTAAAAGAATTGCTTGAGCCATTTCTAAAAACTTATAAATCAACAGTAATATTGAATTCCAGTGATGCAGATATTTATCATAATAAAAATAGAACTGCTAAAGAAAATACTTATTTATATAGCAGGTATAACAGAGATGAAACAAAGAACTGGGAAGTTGCCAGAGATTACTTTACAAGGGTTACTTATAAAGAGCCTGATAGCTTTTTATATCTATGCGGACAATTTAGCCCAGAGATGGTGGAATATAACTTTGATTTTTATGCAGATGAAAAATACCAGTTTCTTGGTGTTATAGCTAATCCTAATCAGATGGCTGATGTTTATAGGAATGTTGAAAAGCTTATTTATACTTACTGGCAAGATGCTTGCTCAAACACTTTGATAGAAGCTTTACTTAGTGGTTGCAAGATAGATTTTGTAGATAACTTTTTTAAGAAAGGTTCTGCTGATGAAATTATGTATCATTTCAAAGAATATGGTAGGGAGTATTTTAGTTTAGACAGAATGAATAATGATTATATAAAGAATATGGAGAAAATATGAGTAGTGTTTATAGGCAAAGGTTAGAAGAATGGTTAAGCAAACAAGATATAAAATCAGAATGGTTATTAGATATTGGTGGAAGCCAACAGTCTTTGCCTAAAAGAGTAAATAGTTGGCAAGTAAAGCATTATTTAATAGCTGATTTACCAAACCCTCATGAAAAAAATAATGATGTAGATATAGAATTTGATTTGAATAGGTATGGCAAAATGCAACAAGGCTTAATTGAATATAAAGGCATGTTTGATACTGTATTTTGTTTAGAGGTTTTTGAGTATATCTATAATCCTGTATTTGCCATTCAAAGCTTATATGATTTTGTAAAGCCAGGTGGCAAATTAATAATATCTGCACCTTTTTATTACCCAATACAT